AATTTTTTAATTGGCGATTACTTGCCTGCACCGGCTGTAAAAGCTGGATTTGAAGCGCTAAACAGATGGCGCAATAAAATCCCTGCATTCAACAAGGACGCGCCTGCAAAGCTGGATGCGTGGGGCGACCCAATATCTAAGCCCGGATCGCTCATCACGATGATCCCCACCAGAGTGACATTTGCAAAGCCAGATAGAACAAAGGAACTTGTGGCGGCATTGAGGCACGGCATCAGAGAGCCTAACTATACTATCCACGGCGTGTACTTGCCGCAAGAAGTCCAAGAGAGATACAAGCAGTTATACGCTAAGGACATCAAGATTAACGGCGAAACAATGAGCGATGCTATCTATAACAACGTCACGCAAATGATTGATGACGGCAACTTTACAGGCATCGTGCCTAAGTTGGGCGACTTGCAGGCTGAGATTGATAGCACCGTCAACGCTTACAAGGCAGCGGCCAGAGAAAGAATGTTTGGCAGGACTAAGAATTACGGCAAGGAACTGGTCTATACAATGCAGGGCGTTGGCGTTAATTATGGGCTTACAAGTGATAAGGTTGAATACCCTGATCTAGCCTTAGAAATTCAAAAGGCGCATAGGGATGCAAGGCTAGTAGGTCGTTAAAAAATAGGTTATACTGCGAGGCAGAGAGGTAACTATGGCAGATTACAATATTAATGCGGTGACGCGGCGTGTCGTCTTTACAGGTTCAGCCGGGCTAGGGCCGTACAGCTTTACGTTTGAGGTTCTGGATCAGAACGATCTGGCTGTATATTTCAACACGACCAAGCTAACGCTGACGACTGACTACAGCGTCACTATTAATGCTAATGGCACTGGGTCTGTTACTATAGTTACCGGCACAAACGTGCCNACNACGCCTGACGCAGACGACACAGTCATCATTGTGGGTGCAAGAGATATTGANCGCACCACCGACTTTGTGACGGCTGGTGATCTACGCGCATCAGCTNTNAACGAACAGCTCGATGGTTTGACCATCTTTGANCAGCAGATTGCAGAAGAGCAAAAGCGCACACTGCAAGCCCCGGTCTATGACCCGGCGCATGTTGATGATGGCGGCACATTAGACATGACACTGCCCGCTAAGGCGGCTCGCGTTGGTAAGTATCTGCAATTCAATAGCACGACAGGCAACCCAGAGGCTGGCCCTGACAGCACTGACGTTACAGCACTGGCTGATGTCGCTACTGATATTGCGACACTAGCTGATATACAGGATGGCACGGTTGCAACTAATGCTATCACAACTGTTTCAAGTATCTCAGCCAACGTAACAACGGTTGCTGGTATATCCGGCAACGTAACTACTGTAGCTGGCAACACATCAAATATTAATGCTGTAGCTGGTGACGCTACCGACATTGGCACGGTGGCAGCAGATATAGCCAATGTAAATACTGCAGCCGGATCAATAGCCAACGTCAATACTGTGGCTGGTGCTGTATCTAATGTTAATACGGTTGCGACTGATATAGCCAACGTAAACACCACCGCCGCAAACATTACTGATGTTAATACCTTTGCGGTGCGGTATCGGATTGGCGCGACTGATCCATCCACATCACTTGATGAAGGTGACCTATTCTTTAACACAACAGACAACACGCTAAAGTATTATAACGGTTCATCGTGGACTGCCGTTGCGTCTGATGGCAATGACGTTGCTGGCGTATCGTCTAACGACACCACCCCCGGCTATCTAAACGGTAAGCTGGTGGCTGGATCAAACATCACGCTGACAGAAAACAACGATGGCGGCAATGAAACGCTGACGATTGCAGGCGCAAGTGGTGAGGTTGTTGACGACACCACGCCCCAGCTTGGCGGCAACCTAGATGTTAATGGCAATAGCATTGTTAGCGTGTCTAACGGCGACATCAACATCACACCCAATGGCACTGGCAATGTTGCGCTGGGCAACTTTACCTTTGACGCTGACCAGACGGTAGGTGCTGGGCAAGATAACTACCTTATGACCTATGACAATAGTGCTGGTACTATTAGCCTAGAGGCTGCCCCTGCTGGTGGTGCTGGATACTTTCAGGGTGAGAATGGCGCAACTGGCGACACGACTAACGGCAAGGGCGACATATTCAGAGTGCATGAGCAACAGCTTGACACAAACACAACCATCGCGTCTGGCGACAACGCTGGGGCTTTCTTTAGCTTGACCGTTGCAAGCGGAGTTACGTTGACAATCAACGGTAATCTGGTGATAGCATGAGTACCTTAAAGGCAGATACAATCCAGAACACATCGGGCGGTGCAGTCACGCTGACTAATCAGAGTGCGGCGAAGGTGTGGTGGTGTATTGATGGAACTGGTACAGTAGAATTTAGAGACAGTTTTAATTGTTCTTCTGTAACCGATAACGCCGCTGGTGATTATACAACAAACTACACAAGTAGCATGAGCAGTGCTAACTATGGCAGTGGCTCACAAGGGAGACGAGACCCAGCGGTATCAGATAATGGAAACCTTGTATCTAATATGGCTGGTGCTGCACCTACATCTTCTTCTATGAGGCAAGATTGTGCACGAGCAGATTTTGCTGGCTCTGAAGACCTTGACAGATGCAATGCAATAGTATGCGGAGACTTAGCATGAGTACCATCCTAGTTGACAATCTCACAGGCAAGACCTCTGCTGGCTCTATTACGGTGACGAGCGAGGGCGGTGCGGCTACGCAGTCCTTGCAACAGGGGCTGGCGAAGGCGTGGGTGAACTTTAATGGGACTGGAACTATTGCAATTTTGTCCAGCTTAAATACGGCAAGTCTGACTGACAGAGGAACTGGTGAATACACTGCAAATTATTCTAGCAATATGAGTGACGCAAATGCTGTAAAGTTTTTTTCAGCCGATGGAGATAATAGCAGCAATTATGCAAGAATAGGCACTATGCAAGGCCCAGCAACATCGAGTTCTGCAAAAGTAAATTGCCATCTTAGCAACTCTACTACATTAGCAGATATGGCTAGAGTAAATTTATCAGTAACTGGAGACCTCGCATAATGGCTGGAACAATTATAGCGGATACACTGACCCACTCAACCGCAGGGTCAATCGCCACGAACTATGTTGTTGAGGGTAGTGCGAAGGCTTGGGCAAACTTGAATGGAACAGGCACTATTGCGTTGCGAGACAGTTTTAACCAAAGTAGCACGACTGACAACTCAACAGGTGATTACACGTTTAACCTGACATCTTCTATGAGTGATGGTAACTACGGATTTACTGTAAGTGCTTGTGCGGGTACAAACTCGTCTTCGTTAGTTGTAGTGGTTAAATCTGCAAGTCAATATGGTACACCGTCAAATCAAGTTTCGGGTGCGTGTGAAGTCGTTTGTCATAATTATATTAACTCCGCCGTAGACATTGGTGGTGTTTATCCAATTTTCCACGGAGACCTCGCCTAATGCAGACACCTGATTTCAAAGGCACTCACCTGTTTGACCGACTGTGCTGGGCTAAAGAGCGTCTTGAGCCAGTGCAGTCAGATTACCGTGTTGTGTTTGAGGACAGCATTGATGAGTGCGCCAAGATACTTGTTGCAGACCCAAATTGGATGGCGTGTGCGCTTGCCGGAAACATCCTCCCTCCGGTGTGGGTGTACTGGGAACTTGCAAAAGACGAAGCACAACCTGATTTCAAGAAGCATACTCGCGGCTATTTACTGCATGAGACTGAGCCAATGCCAGCGATGACAGAAGAAGAAGCCATTGAGTATTTGATTATGAAAGACATCCCTCAGTCTGTGTGGCAGAGCTGGGATGAGGGCAACCGCCCGAAGATGGTCATCTGCAAGAAAGAGCAGTTACCGCAAACAAGAACGTGGCGCAATGCGTGGCGTATTTCTGATGAACTAGCCGCATAGGAGTATATTATGGCTGTAACAACTTACATCGTGGACAAGGACGGTAATCAGATTGACGCTTCAACTGCAACCGTTCCAGCAAACAGAGATTTTCGCGGAGCGTGGACACTGTCCGGCAACGTGATTAGCGAAGACATGACGAAAGCAAAAGAACTTTTCAAGGACAAGGTGCGTGAGGTTCGTAAGCCGTTGCTTGATGCAAAGGACGTAGAACTGATGAAGGCACTAGAAGCTGGCTCAGACACCTCTGCCATTGCGTCTGCTAAACAGGCACTGCGTGATGCACCAGCCGCTTCTGCTATTGATGCGGCAAGCAATATGACTGAGCTAAAGGCGGCTTGGGATGCAAGCCTGTTGGGTGATAGCCCTTACGCATAAGGATTGAGCAATGGTTATGGGCAGTTTGATTGATGTTCTTATTGGTGTAGTCATTGCTGGCATTGGGTTTTTTGTTAGTCAATTAGTTAATCGCGTTAACCGTCTTGAGGATAGAGTTAACGACACGAGAGAAAAGTTTGTCCACAAGGAAGAGCTTGAGAGCGTAATTGCTAGGTTTAGTGAAGCACTGCATCGGGTCGAAGACAAGATTGACAGATTGATGGAAAAAAGATGACTGAGTTCCTTGTCATCGTTGTAGTATTAACACAGCANATGACGTTTATTATTAAACCATTTGAACTTGACCATTGTCCTAGTTATCAAGAGGCACAGCAAAACGTCAAACTTTTATATAAAGACTATGATGTAAAGCATTGGTCTTATAAGTGTTTTAGCAGAGGCAGTAATGTGTGATGGGCGAGTGGATAGTTGCATTTTCTTTGATAATGTATCAGGGTGCTGGCGATGTTAGAAGAGAGATACCTACAAATCTTATTTTTTATAGCGTTAGTGATTGCCAGTGGTATGCGAGGCAACTCGCTCGACAGTATGGAAATTACAAGTATGTGGATTTAATCCCAGCCAAGGATAGGCTTACAACATACTGCCTACCAAAAGCTGTAGACCCTAACAAGACAAAGGTGTTTTGATGTTAGCAGAACTTGCCGCTGCCAATGCCGCATTCGCTGTCATAAAGCAAGCGGTTCAAAACTCTGGTGATTTGGCTAGGGCTGGCGGCGCTATTGCTAAGTTTGTTGGTGCGAAAGAAGACTTAGAAAAGAAAGTTGCTGGAAAGAATAAGTCATCTGTTGGTGGCTCAGACTTGCAGGCTTTTCTTGCGTTAGAGCAAGTTAAGGAAGCTGAGTATGAGCTAAAGAAGATAATGATATACATTGGTAGGCCAAGGCTGTGGTCTGACTGGCAAGCATTCCAAGCCAAGTGTCGTACAGAAAGACGTGAAGCTGAGAAGAAGGCCGCGCGCAAAAAACAATTCATATTAGAGATGTTTGTAGGCGCAATAGCGGTCTTCCTAATGGTTGGCGTTGCTGGCACTGTCGCTTATTTTTTAAGGAAGTAGATGCTAACAGAAACCACGGTCGGCTTAATCGGTGAATACATAACCGCCGCATCTCTGTTGCAA